TGGGTTCCACCATCTTCTCTAGATGCACCCCCTGCACCTGATGGATTCAGGTATAGATGGATAAGAGCAGAAAGCGTTGGCTTTCAGGACACTAAAAACATATCTGGACGTTTAAGAGAAGGATATGAATTAGTTAGAGCCGAAGAAGTCGAAAATGCATCTGATTATCCTGTACTTGATGAAGGTAAATACAAGGGAGTGATTGGGGTAGGTGGCCTTCTTCTTGCGAAGGTACCAATCGAGATTGCGAAGCAACGTCAAGAGTATATGACTAACCGTCATCAACAACGAGACGAAGCAGTTAAAAACGATCTTATGAAGGAGCAGGATCAGAGGATGCCTATCAATGTTGAAAGGCAATCTCGTGTAACCTTCGGTGGTACAAAGAAATAATTTTTTGGTTATTTCATATCACTGAATTAACTTAACAACGATTGGAATAGGAGAAAACTATGGCAAATAGAAACAGTTCTGGCTTCGGTTTAATTCCTGCTGGCAGATTAGGTGGTGGACCATCTATTCAAGGTCAAGGGAAATATAAAATCGATGCTGGCCACAGCACAACTATTTACAATGGCGAAGCTGTTAAGATCTCTAGCGGTTATGTAGTAGGTGGACAAGGATCTGCTGCAGATACTTTAGGTGTTTTGAACGGAATATTCTACAACGATGCTTCTACTTTGAAGCCAACGTTTGCGAATTTCTACAAAGCAACTATTACTCCCGCTAATAGTGAAGACACTACAGCCTTTGTAATAGATGACCCTTTCCAGCAATACGTGGTTGCAGCGGATGCGGCAACTGGAGTTGCAACATTTCTAGAAACATATGACATGAATACATCAAGTGGTGACGATACTACTGGTAAGTCAGATGCTACTCTAGACATTGGAACAACTTCAGCGAACGGTAAACAATATAGAATGTTAAGATCAGCAGAGGATCCTGAAAATGAGGATGCTACAGCAGTTAGACATTCAGTAGTTGTTGTATCGAACCTAAATTCGTTCAACGGCCACAATTAATAGGAGTATATAGACTATGGCAATATCACGATCACAACTAGTCAAAGAACTAGAGCCAGGCCTAAATGCACTATTTGGGCTGGAATATAAAAGGTATGAAAATCAACACGCTGAAATTTATACCAACGAAAACAGCGACAGAGCTTTTGAAGAAGAAGTTATGTTATCTGGATTCGGAAACGCACAAGTAAAAGGTGAAGGTTCAGGTGTATCATTTGATGAAGCACAAGAAACTTTCACAGCTCGTTACACTCACGAGACCGTAGCTTTAGCATTTGCTATCACAGAAGAAGCTATCGAAGATAATCTCTACGATAGACTTGCTGCTAGATATACAAAAGCTTTAGCAAGATCTATGAGTAACGCTAAACAAGTTAAAGCAGTTGAGCCTTTAATAAATGGATTGCCTTCAACAGCAACATTTAAATCAGGTGATACAGTTGCTTTATTTAGCACAGCTCACCCTACTATCAGTGGAACATTCAAAAATACACTGACTACGCAGGCGGATCTTAACGAAACATCATTAGAGCAATCGATGATTGATATCGCTGCTATGACTGATGAAAGAGGTCTTAGAATTGCAGCAAGAGGAGTAAAAATGATTATTCCTTCTGAGCTTCAGTTTACAGCTGAGAGATTGATGAAGTCTCAAGGTAGAACTGGAACAGCTGACAATGATATTAACGCTATCGTGTCAATGGGAATGGTTCCTCAAGGTTATAGAGTGAACAATTACCTAACTGACTCTGACGCGTTCTATATCATTACAGACGTACCTAATGGTATGAAAATGTTCACAAGAGCTCCATTAACAACTGCAATGGAAGGTGATTTCGACACTGGCAATGTAAGATACAAAGCTAGAGAAAGATACTCATTTGGTGTATCTGACCCTAGAGGTATCTTCGGCGTTGAGGGTGCGTAATTAATCTATTTTTTGGGGCGGTTATAAAACCGCCCCATTTACTTAACAAATTGGTGAGGAATGAAAAATTTTTTAGTAAATATTTGGGCATATAACCATCACACAAAATTTATAGTATTAGCAGAGGACAATCCTCAATCCTTAGAAAATGCAATCCTTGACAAACTTGGAGAAAAAAGTATAAAGTGGGAAGATCTTGGAAATAGTTATAATGACAAGATTAATAGAATAACCTATGAGGAGGTTATCAATGATACAAGACCTATACAAACAAAAAAGGTCCTTGGAGTTGAAGTGGGAACAAGAACATCTATCTAATGGTAGGTACACTCTTGAAATGGTCAGAATTGATGACAAAGTTAGAGAAGTCATCACTAAGATCAAGCTAGAAGAAGCAGCTATTGCCCATAGGCAAAATGTTATTGAAGGTGCCGCTCCACAAGTTTCAGTAGCTACTTAATAAAAAAGCTACATCGTTGGAAAAATCTAATCCACATTGTAGGCTCTCTTGCACTCTGTTAAAATCTAGTATATAAAATGTTTACTATACAATTATTAAAAGATCATAGACGCGTATAGTCGACGGCCTAGAGACTATGATCTGTAAACTAGGAGGATATAATTATGGCACAAACTACATTTTCAGGACCAGTAAAATCTTTAAGAGGATTTGTTACTGCAGGACCTGATTCGGTTGTAAACATCACAGCGGAAACTACTTTAACTTTTGCTGCTCATGCGGGTAAGGTTATTAAAGTAAATGATGCAGATGGTGCAATCACACTTCCAACAATCAAAGCAGATAGCAAAGGTGGATCAGCTGGAGATAATGATCCTAATGCAAACAATCACTTAGGAGCTGTTTACAAATTTTTTGTAGGTACAGATTCCACTGACTGCGATATCAAAACAGATGGAACTGACAAATTTGTTGGTCATGCAACTGTTGTAAACGTAGCAGATGGTACAAATAGTACATTTGCACCAGCATCATCAAATGATGTTATTAGCATGAATGGTGGAACAACAGGTGGAGATAAAGGTAGTACAATTACTATTACTGCACTTGAAGATAACGTATATTTAGTAGAAGCTGTGTTAATCGGTACAGGTACTGAAGCGACACCTTTTGCAGATAGTTAATAATTAACTCGGAGCGCCTGGTGATGCAGGCGCTCTTTAAAAGGAGGAAAAAATGGCAGACACAGTATTAAATACAACTGTATTTGACGGAGCAAAAAAATTAATCACTCACTTTAATGTGGTTTCAGATTCTAGTGGAAGCACAACTAAAATAGTTGATGTTTCTGCTTTAGCATCAAACAATGGTAAAACTTGTAAAACAGTAAGATTAAATAAAGTTAGTTTTAATGTTTCAGTAACAGCACCGGTTGATGCAATTAGAATGCAATGGGACGCGGACACAGATGTGGTATTTCAAACTTTAGCAGGTGAAATGGAATATGATTATTCATCTTTCGGTGGATTAAAAAATACTGAGGCAACAGGTTTTACTGGAGATGTAAATGTTGTTTTACCAGCTTGTGCAAACGGAGATACAGGTACAATTGTTTGTGAATGGATTAAAGTTTACGAATCGTAGGAGTTAAATGGCTAATACTACTTCGGGGACAACAACGTTCGATAAAACTTTTGCTATTGATGAAATAGTAGAAGACGCTTTTGAACGTATTGGATTACAAAACGTTGCAGGTTATCAACTTAAATCTGCAAGACGATCTCTTAATATTTTATTTCAAGAATGGGGAAACCGAGGTATTCATTATTGGGAGATAGACGAACTTGATTTAGATTTAATTGAAGGACAAGCAGAATACGATTTTTTTAGATCTAGTGATGATGGTACGAGTGCTACATCAAATCCAAATGGTATATATGGAATATCCGATGTCCTTGAAGCACAATTAAGAAGTAACAGAACTCAAACAACACAATCAGATAGTCCGATGACTAAAGTAGATAGATCTACTTATGCAGGATTTTCTAATAAATTATCCAAGGGCACACCTAATCAATATTGGGTAGAAAGATTTATTGATAAGGTTAGAGTGCATGTTTATCCAACACCTGACTCTTCTAATGCATCTAAAGATATGCATTTTTATTACATAAAAAGAATACAAGATGTTGGTGATTATACAAATGCAACAGACGTACCATTTAGATTTGTGCCTTGTATGACAGCAGGTTTAGCATTCTATCTTGCACAAAAATTTCAACCACAATTAACTCAACAAATGAAATTGTATTATGAAGATGAATTAGCAAGAGCATTAGCAGAAGATGGTTCTGCTTCTAGTACATATATAACACCAAAAGCTTATTACCCAGGAGCATAATGGCAAAATACGCAACAGGAAAATACGCAAAAGCAATATCTGATAGATCAGGTATGGAATTTCCATATAGAGAAATGGTTAGAGAATGGAATGGTGCTTTTGTTCATGTTTCTGAGTTCGAACCTAAACAACCTCAATTAGAACCAAAACCTATGAATGGTGATTCTATATCTTTACGTAATGTTAGACCTGGAAGAGTTGAACCCTCAGTTGCAGCAATGTTAGGTAATAATCCTTTTTCAACTACAGCGTCATCTCAAACAATTACGGTTACTGAAAATAATCATGGAAGATCAAGTGGTGATACAATTAGATTTAGAAATGTTCAAGGAAGTCCAGGAGGGGTGCCTTTTTCTACCTATGAAAATTCATCTGGATTTAGTATAACAGTTACTACAACAAATAAATATACTTTTAGTTTAGGAACAACAGCAAGTATAACAGAAGAAGGAGGAGGACCTACTGTGTCTGCAGGACCAGTAACTTTAGAAGCATGATAAATAAAATAAAAATTTTTTGGTATAGACTTTTAAAAAAACAAATGTGTTGGCAACATACTAGTTATACAATTAGTTGTTTAATTTGTAGGGAGATAAGAAGATAATGGCTGGATTAAGTGCATCAGGATTAAAAACACAAATTAGAAGTTATACTGAAACAGATTCAAATGTTTTAACAGATGCTGTTTTAGAAAATATTATTTTAAATGCACAATATAGAATTTTTAGAGATGTGCCTATCGATGCAGATAGAAAACAACAACTAGGTAATTTAGTTGCTGGACAAGAATCTATAAATGCTCCTGCAGGATCATTATTTATACGAGGTATACAAGTTTATGATACTGCAGGATCAGAAACTACAGGAGCTAATAGATGGTTGGAGAAAAAAGATTATACATATTTACAAGAGTATCAAGATGTAACAGGTACATCAGCGGCTCAAGGTCAACCTAAATATTATGCTATGTTTGGTGGTGGTACAGGAGAGTCTGATACAACATCAGGACGTATAGCTTTTGCTCCAGTGCCTAATACAACATATAGATTTAGAGTGCATTTTAATAAAATGCCTGATCTTTTAGAGGGTGATGGTGTTAATTATATTAGTATGAATTTTTCAAATGGACTATTATATTGTTGTTTATCAGAGGCATATGGATTTTTAAAAGGGCCGATTGATATGTTGACTTTATATGAAAATAAATATAAACAAGAGGTACAGAAGTTTGCTAATGAGCAAGTTGGTAGAAGACGAAGAGACGACTACACTGATGGCGCTGTTCGAATACCAATAAAATCAGCAAACCCATAGGAGAATAAGTTATGGCAATATCATCAGCAATATGTTCAAGCTTTAAACAAGAGCTTTTACAAGGCAAACATAGTTTTGAATCTTCAGGTGGTCACACTTTTAAGATTGCATTATTTGATAGTGATGCAAGTTTAGGTGCTGCCACAACAGACTATTCAACTTCAGAGGAAATTACTAATACATCAGGTTCTGCATACACTGCGGGTGGAGCAACTCTTACAAACTCTGGTGTGTCTTTATCTTCAACAACAGCATTTACAGATTTTTCAGATGTCACTTATTCATCTGCATCTTTCACTGCAAATGGTGCATTAATTTACAATACAACAACAGATGGTGGTTCAAGCACAACTGATGCTGTTTGTGTAATTGCATTTGGTGGTGACAAAACAGCTAGTAATGGAACTTTTAAAATTGAATTTCCAGCAGCAGACGCAAGTAACGCGATCATCAGATTAGCATAGGAGGTCGACCATGTCGACGACTTCAGGATGGGGCAGGTTTACCTGGGGCCAAGCTTATTGGGATGAAGACACAACTTTAAAAACAGGTTGGGGCGCACAAGCTTGGAGTGATGGTGAATGGGGAGAACTTAAAGATGCTATTGCACTTCCAACGGGTTTATCTATTACATCTAGTGTTGGTTCAGTAGATGTACCTGATCAAATAATTACACCTACAAGTTTTGAAATAACATCATCACAAGGTGAAGCTTTTATTCCTATTATGGTAGAGGGAATATCAGCAACATTCTTGATTGGTTCAGTATCTGTAGTAGATATGCAGGTAGGATTAACTGGTCAATCTGCAACAAGTTCTATTGGATCTGTAACAGTTAATGATATGACCATTGGTCTATCGGGACAATCATTTACTGCAAGTCAAGGAACTGCAAAAGCACCGAACGAAACAGCAATTGTTTCTGGTTTATCTATCACCTCTGCACAAGGAACTGCGCAAGGTATCTCCTCACAGGAAGCAACACTAACAGGTCAATCATTTAGTGCTAGTCTTGGTAGTGTTACAATACCAAACGATGTAGTTCAACCATCTGGATTAGAGGCAACATTTAGTCAAGGTTCAATTATAGGATTGGGTGGTGCTGTTGCTCAACCAACAGGTCAATCAGCAACCGCATCTGTAGGATCTTTAACAATTGAAGAAGCATTAGGACTAACAGGTCAATCGTTTAGTGCTAGTGTTGGATCTATATCTTTAACAGATATTATTGTTGGATTACCAAGCCAATCTATAACTACAAGTATTGGAACCGTAAATATATTTGCTTATGGCGATGTTGACACTGGTTCAAATACGTCATATAGTGATGTTTCAACGGGTTCGAATGACTCTTATTCGGATGTTGCATCTGGATCAAATACAAGTTATAGTGACGCTGCATAGGAGATAAAATATGGCATCAACATACACACCATTAGGTGTAGAACTTCAAGCAACTGGTGAAAACGCCGGTACATGGGGTACAAAAACTAATACAAATTTACAGCTTATAGAACAAATAACTGGTGGTTATATACAAAAGTCTATTGCTGGTGGTGCACAAACTACGGCTCTAGCGGTAAGTGATGGTTCTTTAAATGCAGAACTCGCTCACAGAATGATCGAGTTTACAGGCACCATTACAGGTAATCAAATAGTCACAATCCCTTTAGATGTCCAAACTTTTTATATTTTAAAAAATTCAACTTCAGGAGCATACACAGTTCAGTTTAAATATGCGTCTGGTTCAGGATCCACATTTACTTTTTCAGCAACAAATAAAAAAACTGCTATTGTTCAAGCAACAGCAGATGATTCAACAAATCCAAACATAGTAGAAATTCAAACAGGTGGAGATGTTGTAGATGATACATCACCACAATTAGGTGGTGA